CGCCAGAGACGCTGCCGAGATCCGCGCCGCGGTCGACCCGTGGACCGCCCTCACCGGCGCCGGCCTCAACCGGACAAGCTGGTTCCCACGCCGCTGGCCGGACGAAATGTCCGACCAGCATTGGCACGGGGCAACCTACTCGCCCACTGCCGAGGCCATGCACGCGGCGAGGGAAGCGCACCCGAACTCGGTCGCCCGAGTCGACGCACATGCCAACGAAGCAGGGAAGCTGCGACTCGCAACATGTCACGACCCAGAGGTCGTGACCTTGTCGCGAGCCATGACGCAGCACCTACTTGGCTCCCTCCGCCGTATCCGCACAAATCGACCAATGCTCGAAGCCGAGCCGGTCGACCTGCGATGGAGAGGCGAGAAGAAGGTCGTCGGCTACAGCGCCGATCTGAGCGCAGCCACGGACGAGATCAGCGTCGCCACCGCGCGTCACGTGCTCCGCGTCGCTCTCGAAGCGACAGCAGCCCCAAGCTGGCTCCTGGACAACGTCCACAAAGTGGTCGGTCCATTGGAACTCGGCGTGGGGACTCACGCTGCCCTCTCCAAGGGCAAGTGGAGCATCGACGCGAAGGAGGCGCTTCTCGACCTCGCGGACGAGCGGAGCGGGGCGAAGGTCACGACGGGCGCGTTCATGGGACTCGGACCCAGTTGGGTCGTACTGTCACTCATGAACGACTACGCCGCAACCCTCGCCGGGGCCCAAGTCGACAGCTTCTCAGTCTGTGGAGACGACCTCGTAGCATGCTGGCCGCAGAAAGTCTGCGACCGCTACGAAGAGATCATCCGAAGGATCGGTCTCGTGCCAAACACCAAGAAGTCTCACCGGGGAACCGGTGCAGTCTTCTGCGAGATGTTCGGGACGGTTCGGAAATCCACAGACGGGTGGAAGCTGCGCGTCAGGCCGTCGCTCCGCTTGGGCGAGGCGTCCGGGGCGAAGGCACTCGAGGGCCAGTCAGGCGCGGGCGTCGTCGACACCTTGCGAGACTTCGGAGAAGGCGTCGGGCACGAACGAATTCGCGCCCATCGCATGGTCCGGA